GGATAGTGATCCATGGTATCATGTAAAAGGATGTCCCATGAAAGAATTCATGAATTTTGGTAAGATGGATAGTGTTCCTTACAAAGCAAAAGATCATAAATGTAAAAAATGCACTATGAAAACTCAGCAATTAAGTTCTTCTGCTCTGGGTGATAATACATTACATTATATCATGATGGATGGTAGAATCCTCTTTGATATCCAGAAAGAAGTTCAAAAAGGACATAATCTGGAATCCTATAAATTAGATAATGTCGCATCTCATTTTATGAGAGGCAAGCTTAAGTCAGTTGATCATAAGGAAATCATTGTTTCTGATACTGGAACACTCAAAGATGGTGACTTTATTTCATTCAGAACTCATACGAATATCGGTGAAGGATTATTGGAAGAAGGTAAAAAATATAAGATTGATGTAATTCATGATAAAATGATTACATTGACTGAAGATTTGAATCTAGAATTAGAAGAATATCAAAAAGTTGAATGGTGTCTGAATAAAGATGATATCTCACCTCAACAGATCTTTGATAAACATAAATATGAAGGACCTTCTGGTAGAGCTGAGGTGGCTAAATACTGTGTTCAGGATTGTGAATTATGTATTCATTTACTCTTACTCTTAGATATTGTCCCTAATAATCTAGGTATGGCGAATGTTTCTTATGTTCCAGCATCATTTATCTTCTTAAGAGGTCAGGGAGTTAAGGTGACTTCTGTTGTCACGAGAATGTCTTCAGCAAGAAATACAAGGATACCCGATCTTAAGAAAATACCCAATCTACATAAATATATTAAGATGTATAAAAATGGATGCGATAAAGAAGAACTCATAGATGAAATTATTCGTATTGAAACTGAAGATGGTGAACAAAAATACAAGCAACCAAAAGAATGGGAATTAGAAGAGTGGTATAAGAGAATTATTCATCAATCCGAAAAGGGAATGGATGGATATGAAGGAGCAATCGTCCTTGATCCTAAACCGGGTATCTATCTTGATGATCCGATTGCTGTCCTTGATTATGCTTCTCTATATCCTTCATCTATCATTGAAAAGAACATTTCACATGAAACTTATATTGAGGATAAAGATTTATTACCTCTGATAGGTGAAGGTAATTATTATGAAATTGAATATCAAGATTGGATTTACTTAACTACAGGTAAAGGTGATACTGTAGAAAAGAAAGACGCCAATACACAGACTAAATGTCATTTCTTAAAACCCGAGTATATGAAAGAAAAAGGTATGTTCGGGGAAGGTGAAAAGGAGATGGGCATCATACCTGCAGTCCTAGAACATCTCTTATCTGCGAGGAAGGCTACAAAGAAACTAATGAAAAATGAACCCGATGAATTTAAGAGAAAGGTTCTGGATGGATTACAATTAGCCTATAAAGTTACAGCTAATTCGGTTTATGGTCAATTAGGCGCCAGAACAAGCACGATTTATAAAATGAATTTAGCAGCATGCACCACCTCTATTGGAAGATCAAGAATTGATGATGCCTCATATGGAGTCAAGGACTGGTCCCGAAAGAAATATGGTCCAGACTATCCTGAACCTGACGTCATTTATGGAGATACAGATTCAGTCTTTGTGAAATTCAGTAGAATTAAAGATGGTAAAACTCTGGTAGGAAAGGAAGCCTTAGAACATTGTATGAAGTGTGGTCAAGAAGCGGGCGAATATATTACAAAAGGTATTGTGAAAGTAGAGGATGAAGATGGTTCCGTAGAGACCGAGCAACATGAACCACTCTTATGTCATCCTCAAGATTTAGAATATGAGAAAACTTTCTGGCCCTTTATCCTTATCTCTAAGAAAAGATATACAGGTGATAAGTATGAATTTGATCCAGATGTATGTAAGAGAGATGCGATGGGTATTGTTCTTAAGAGGAGAGATAATGCTCCGATAGTGAAACATGTCTTTGGTAACGTGATTGAGAAGATTATGATTGAGAAAGACTTTGCTTTAGCAGTAAATTGGCTCAAAGAGACTCTTCAAATGATAAGGAATGGAGAATTTATCTTACGATATTTTGTAATTACAAAAGCCTTAAGAGGATATTATAAAAATCCTAAAGGAATTGCTCATAAGGTTTTGGCTGATCGGATGGCAGAAAGAGATCCGGGGAATAAACCGAAAGCAAATGATAGGATACCTTATGCTTATATAAATAAGGGAACAGGGAAAGAATTCATGGGATACAAGAAGATTACAGAAAGACGACAAATCGGAGAATTTAAGAATGGCAAGCCGAAAATGAGAAATTTCAGAGTTGATGATAAAACTCAGCCGAAATATAAGAAAGTCAATATCTTACAAGGTGATAGGATTGAACATGTAGATTATATTAAAGATAATCCAGAAAAATGCAAATTAGATTATGAATTTTATATTACAAATCAGATTATGAATCCAGTGAAACAGGTCTTAGATTTAGAAATGGACAAGAAAGAAACAGAAAAACTATTTATTGCATAAAAATATTATCTACGAAATATAAATAAATGATTGGAGGAGGATTAAAGTTACAAAAGTTTTTTAAAGAACCAAAACTTGAAAATATAATCAGTTTATCTATCATGGTGATCCTTATCTTGTTAATAAGATCATATATTGTTCAAGTGACTTATAACATGATGTGGCCTAAGATAGTTAAAAATACTGGTGGCGATGATAGTCAATTTAGACCTATCACTTTCTATGAATCTGTTATGATAGTTTTATTATTTTCATTCTTATTCAAGGGTTAATTAGTTTATTCTTGGTTTGAATGATTTTTTTTTATATCCTATATATCATAATATGGGAGGCGGTATCATTCAACTAGTTGCTTATGGAGAACAAGATGCCCATCTTACAGGGAATCCCCAAGTTACTTTTTTTAAAAATGTATTCCGCAGACATACGAATTTCTCTATGGAAACTATTCAACAGGTTATTCAAGGTTCTAGTGTTCTAACCTCATCACCTACAAACGGAGATGTTGCTATTTCCCGTAATGGAGATTTAATATCTGATGTATATGTCTCTACATCTACTACAGGTGTACATCACGGAGATCAGATTGTTACGGCTGTTGAACTTGAAATCGGAGGTCAATCTATAGATAAGCAGACTAAGGAATGGATGCAAATTTGGGAAGAATTAACTACACCAGCAACAAAACAGTATGCTCTTAAAACAATGAAGAAAAGTGATTCAAATGGAATAGCGGGTCTTACTATTATTCCTTTACAGTTTTGGTTCTGTCGTAATCATGGATTGGCCTTACCTTTAATCGCGCTTCAGTATCATGAAGTTATACTGAAATTCAACTTTGGGACAAGTGATTATTCTTCCGTAGGAATTGATGCGAGTATTGAGGTGTGGTGTGATTATATTTATCTTGATGCCGATGAAAGACGTAGATTCGCCCAAGTATCTCATGAATATTTAATAGAACAGATACAATATAAGGAAGAGTCTTCTAGTAATAATATTGAATTGAAATTAAATCATCCGGTTAAAGAATTAATCTGGACGAGTGCTGTAACAAATACATATGGGAATCTCAAAATAGTTATGAACGGACATGATCGTTTTTATCCACAAGAAGAAGAATATTTTCAATTAAGACACCCTATTAAATATCATACGGCTGTTCCTGCTCAAAATATGGCCCACGTGGGTATACCATCTTTCGTAGGAACAAAACTAACCGCCTTATTTTCTGTGACTGCAACCTCACCTCAAACATTTGAAGCTGAGGAGTTCTCTAATATCACTGTGACACCCACAAAGGTTATTATTTCTGAAACAAGTAGTGGCGGTATTGAAGATTTATCGGGAATAGAAGTAGTAGCAGCTTCGGGTGGAGTCACAGCAGCAAGTCTAGTTTATTCATTTCTTAAGTCTGATTTACAGGGACATGGTCATTTACCACACATAGGGGATATGTTGGAGTTTAATGTGAGTGGAATAGGTGCTACCGTAAACGCAGCGACTGGTCTCTCAAACTCCCATAGCATTCTTGCTAAAGTAACAGGTGTCGCCGATGGATCATTACTGGGCGGTCTTGCTAGCGTCGATAATTATCATATTCAATTATCTGAAAGTCTATGTGAAAGTACACTCGGTGCTGCTATTGATGACGCCAGTGATTTTACAATTCATTCCATCAAAAATATTTCAGTCGCACAAGCGGCAACATCTACCATGCGAAATCGTATCAATGTTTATTCCTTTGCCCTAAGACCCGAGGAACATCAACCATCGGGAACATGCAACTTCTCCCGAATTGATGATGCGAGACTTATATTTAATGATGTTCCTGTTCCCTCTGGTAAAACATTCACAATATATGCTGTTAACTATAATATCTTAAGAATTATTTCTGGTATGGCAGGATTAGCATATTCTAACTAATTATAAATCATTTATTTCATAAAATCTATAATTTTAATTAGTTTTAATTCCCTAAAATTTTTTTCTAAACTAGGTTATAAAATAATGGGAGGAGGATTAATGCAACTTGTAGCTTATGGCGCTCAGGATATCTATCTTACGGGTAACCCGCAGATTACTTTCTTCAAGGTTGTCTACAGACGACACACGAACTTCTCGATGGAGGCTATTCAGCAGACCTTTAGCGGGGGTGCTTCTGTAGGGGGGGCAACGGTTACCGCGACCATCTCTAGAAATGGTGATTTAGTTAGCAGGTTGTGGTTAGATGTTGGTATTGATCGCAATGATCTTGATGATACGGGGACATATGCCAATTGGACCAATAATACCGGACACGCTTTAGTCAAAGATTGTGAGATTGAAATCGGGGGTCAGAGAATTGATAGACATTATGGTCATTGGTTAGATGTCTGGAATGAATTAACTGATCATGAAGAATCGGAATGGATCGGTCTTAATAAACACGCGGCGAAGAACGCTTACCTTGCCAGTGGATCTCCGTTGGACTCGTCCGGACCTGAAGTCACCAGATTATATGTTCCTCTTCAATTCTGGTTCTGTCGTAATCCTGGCCTCGCTTTACCTCTGATTGCCCTTCAGTATCACGAAGTGAAAGTTAAATTAACGACTCGTTCGTTGGCTGGGTTAGTAAATGGTAGTGCCACGGTAGCTACAGCAACTATGACGACTGCTCCGGATGTTAAACTATGGGCGGATTACATCTACTTAGATACTGATGAGCGCCGTAGATTCGCTCAAGTTTCTCATGAATACCTTATTGAGCAGCTTCAGAAAGAAGAAGGTGTGATGGCTGCTACTAAAAAATTAAACTTTAATCACCCTGTAAAAGAACTAATTTGGACCGTTCAGGCGAATAACGCAATTGCCGAGGGGGTAAGCGGGGGCGCCGACATGGACGCGACCCTCAATTTACCCACCCTGGCCACTGCTAACTTCAAAAAGAATGACCATTTTAATTATTCGGTAGGTTTAAATGGTACTGCCGAAATAATTAATGGTGTTGCTAGTCGGGAAGGATTTGGTACTATGAAACTCCTACTTAACGGTCACGATCGCTTCGCGGTCCGCAATGCTACCTATTTCAGAACTTGTCAACCTATTCAAGCTGGTCATAAAGTTCCGTCTAAACATATATACTGCTATTCGTTTGCCTTAAAACCGGAAGAACATCAACCATCGGGAACCTGTAATTTCTCTAGAATCGATAATGCACAAATGGTGTTCACAGTGAATGATGCCGCGGACACCACGTTCACAGTTTATGCCGTCAACTACAATGTCCTCAGAATCATGTCGGGTATGGGTGGCTTAGCTTACTCTAACTAAAGTATAAACTAAGTATCCTAATAAAAGTATTCTAACTAAAGTATAAACTAAGTATTCCTAATAGAAATATTCCAAATAAGTAAATTAAATAATTATCTTTTTTATATAAAAAATAAATAATCTTAAAAATATTTTAAAAATTTTTAATTATCATAAATAATTAAAATTAAAATTAATCAACTTCATCCATGGAATTATCTAATACTGGTTCAGGTAAAACAGGATCTTTATCTTGTAACTGACTTAATATTTCCGAAACATTATGTTCTGTAATATCAATTTCTTTTAATTCTTCATCTTTCCAACATCCTCTTTGTTTAGAGACGTCAATAATTTGTTTTACATTCTTCAACATTTGAATGATATTTTTTGATTCTGATTCCATATTTTAATAATATATGAAATAATATTTTAAATAGATTTTAACTTTGTAAGAAGAAGAAATATATCAACCATTACGACGCAGCGAATGGTGTAGCAATTGTGCCGGAGCCTATCAAGGTCCCTGATACTGCCCAACATTTAGCAGCCGAGGCATCTAAAATTGCAACAATCCTTAAGGCAGACCCAGCAATTCCTCCTTTAGTAGTCCCGTTCATAGTAATAAAGTCATCAGAACCGGCGGTCGCCGCCGAAAATGCGTCACTCTCACCCGCAGTAGTGCTCACAATCGCCACCCCACCTACAAATCCCTCGGCGTTAGTTTTTGCTTGGATTTCGTGATCGCCTGTCGCGGTAATGGCAGAAACGAAGTTGAACACCATACCTAATTCAGGTAATGGTAATGTAATTAACGTTGCGCCCGCCGCACCAAATACAATAGTTTTGCCGGAGTCTGCTCTGGTTAAAAGTTGACCTGCACCGACGGCTA